ACAATAACTGATGGAGCAAATGGTAATATAGATTTTACAACAAATGGTACAGGAGCAATCAAATTTAACGATTTAGCTTATTTTCCTCAACAAGCATTAACATCTTCTTCAAATGCAGTTGCATGGGATTCACAAGCAAAACCAAACGCATATCATTTAACAACAGAAAATACTACTTTCTCTGCACCAAGTAATTCTGTTGAGGGTGCTTTTATATCTTTAGAAATTAATTATGATGGATCACACACTATTGCATTTAATACTGTGTTTGAATTTGCAGCATCAACTGCACCAACATTTACTTCAACAGATGGTAAAACTGATATATTGGTATTTAGATATAATGGTGCTGTATGGCAAGAAGTAGGTAGAACATTAAATTTAAGTGAAAGTTAAAATATGTGGGCATTAGTAGAAGATAACGAAATTTCAAAGATAATTAATAATCCTAAAGCAATAGTTATAGGTGATGTTCAATATCCAGCTAAAATATTTCAACATTGGACAGAAGAAGAATTAAATAACATTGGTATTTATGAAGTTGTTAATGATTGGTCTAATAAAAAAGATGAAGAATATTATACTAATACAAATCAATCTTTTGACTATGCAGATGGACAAGTTACTGCAAGTTATGGAAGTGCAACACCAAAAGAATTAGAAGATGAAAATGCAACAAATGAAGATGGCTCTCCTATGCTTGATGCAGATGGAAACCAAG